GGCTTACAGAAAAGCTAACCCCGGAAGTAAGCTCAAGACAGCAGTTACAGGCAAAGTTAAGAAGGGTAGTGCAGCCGCGAAGAGACGTAAGTCTTTTTGCGCTCGTTCTGCTGGGCAGATGAAAAAGTTTCCAAAGGCAGCGAAGAATCCCAACTCAAGGTTGCGCCAAGCTCGGAGAAGGTGGAAGTGTTAATGAAAGCCGAAGAAGTATTGAAGCTTTTAGAGAAGCATGAGGCTGAATGCAGTCAAAGGTATGGTGACATACAAGACAAGTTAAAGTCTTTTGACAATCGTATGTGGGGCATAATGGTTCTTATTGTTGTTGCTGCGGGGTTGGAGCAATTGATCTAATGGCTATGGGCCGATCACAAATGACCAAACAGATTTCTAAGCCGCCACAAAAAAGGCGGAAGGAGGCGAAAAAAAATGGCACCAAAAGCACCAAAAAAATCAAAGTCAAAAAGTAAGACTTCACCGAAACCAACAAACCCGGCTTTGTACTCGCGTGTAAAATCAGAGGCGAAGCGTAAATTTGATGTTTATCCAAGTGCTTACGCTAATGCTTGGTTGGTTAAGACATACAAAAAACGTGGCGGTGGATATAGGTAATGAGTCTTAAAGATTGGTTTGGAAAAGGCCCAAAAGGCGATTGGGTTGATATTGGCGCTCCTAAGAAGGACGGCAAATTTCAAGCCTGTGGTCGCAAATCTACTAAAAAATCTAAAAGAAAATATCCTAAATGTGTGCCTCGCTCAAAAGCGAGATCAATGTCAACTTCGCAGATAAAAAGTGCTGTATCTAGGAAGAGAGCAAAGACACAAGGCGTTGGTGGAAAGCCAACAAATGTAAAAACATTCGCCAGAAAAAAGCCCAAGAAGATGGAGGGTGGAGGCGCTGTTGCAGCAGAAACGCAGCCAAGAAAGCGTAAAGTTAACCGTCAACCGAATGACGGCATGATCGCAAGAGGGTGTGGAACCGTTTTAGAGCGCAAAAGGAAAACTACAAAATTGAGATAATTCATGTTTTTGTCTTATATGTCTTCCTTGACGGCAACAAGGTCAAAGGTCAGCCATTAAAATTCAAATCTGTAGACGACTGCGTGTATTTTGCTAAAAGACTTTCGGGGCAAGGAAAGTCCATCACATCATACTGCCTCCCTGATACAGCGGTACAAGATGAGAGGATATATTGATGGACCCAGTGACAGCAATGGCTACTGCCTCTGCGGCTTTTTCCACCATAAAAAAAGGCTTTGCCATAGGTCGTGACGTCGAGTCGATGATGTCAGATATTGGGAGGTGGATGGGCGCTTTATCTGATCTAGATCAAGCAGAGCGCGAAGCTAAAAATCCTCCCATATTTAAAAAGCTGTTCGCAGGCAAGACTGTCGAACAAGAGGCCATGGAAACTTTTGCGGCAAAAAGAAAGGCCGCAGCACAGCGTGACGAGCTAAAACAGTGGATAGGTTTGACACTTGGTCAGTCGGCGTGGGAAGAACTCGTGAAAATGGAAGGGACGATTCGGAAAAGACGGCAAGAATCTATTTATGCACAGCGTGAAAAGCGCCGCAAGTTTATAGAAATCATGGCATGGATTATTATGATCTCTGTGGGCTTTGTCGTTCTAGCTACGTTTGTTTTACTTCTCAAAGCACATACTGCATCTGCCGAACAGATGACAACTTGTCGAAAAGTTAAGTGTGAGCGCATTGATAGTAAACAATTGGTTTGCGTGTTCAAGGGACAGAACAACACCATAGAATCTCAGTTTTTTTCTTACGGAGAATTTATTCCTAACGAATATCAGTGCAAATATGACCCTAGCGCCCGTAAAGACATGACGGTTCAGGAGACGTTGAAGGCTATACGTGAAAGTCAAAAATAAAGGTAGTAGGTTGAAGTGGAAAAATACATAGAGCAGTGGATTATGAGGGATTTAACCCCTATTGATCCAAATGTGGGGTTTGCTCTTTGTCCTTATGCCAAAAAAGCATGGATGGATGACAGGGTAAAAGTTGTAGTTTGTAACGGTGACTTATGGGATCGTGTTGCTGACGAATGTGTCAATTTTGATTCAAAAAATGCAATTACAGTCTGTATAGAAGAGGGGCCAGACAGAGGATATGATGAGCTAGAAGCAGCCTGCATGGCAATGAATAGCTATTTCTCTGCTACTAAACAAGATTTGTGGGTTCTTGTCTTTGAAGGAGAGGTGGCAATAATTTTCATTCAGCGGTTATCCGAATTGGACGATGCTAGTCAAAAGCTAGAAAAAGTGGGATACTATGAGAATTATGATCCTGAAGACTACATCAAGCTTATTCTAACCCGGCGAGAAAAGAGGATGCAAAATGGTCAAAAAAGCTAAAAAGATGATGGGTGGCGGTGCCGCTAAAAAAGCAGCGCGTCGTATGCGTGGAGGCGGAGCCACTAAAGCTCCTCGTCGTATGCGTGATGGTGGTGCCGCTATGGTTTCACCTCGCAGGAAAATGGCGATGGGTATGAAAAAAGGCGGCGCGGCTAAAAAAATGATGCGTGGCGGTAAGGTTAAAAAATAATGACAACTTCTGGTTCAGCGAATTTTGAGCTTGATGTAAGTGATTACATTGAAGAAGCATTCGAGCGTTGCGGTTTAGAGGTGCGTACAGGATACGATCTCAAGACTGCTAAAAGATCGCTGAACCTTTTATTTGCGGATTGGGCTAATCGTGGTTTGAATCAATGGACTATTGCGCAGCGCACACAGACAGTTACCGCCGATGATGCAGATTATGATCTTGGGGCTGACGTAATAGACGTTTTGTCTATGGTTGTTAGGCGCAGCACTACTGACTTTTCTATGAGCAGAATTAGTCGTGATCAATATCTTAGCATACCAAACAAGACTACAACTGGTAGACCAACGCAGTTTTTTATTGATAGACAGATAACGCCTAAAATAAAAATATGGCCTACTCCAGAAAACTCTACTGATGTTCTGCATTTTGATTGTCTGACGCGGATTGAAGATGCAGATACATTTACGAATACTGTAGAGGTTCCTTTTAGATTCTATCCTTGTTTGGCGGCTGGTCTTGCTTATTATATTGCTATCAAAAAAGCACCCGACAGAATACAGCTTTTAAAATCTATATATGATGAAGAATTTGATCGCGCTCAAGCGGAGGATAGAGACAGAGCCTCGTTTAATGTTGCGCCTAGTCTTCAGTATTATAGGGTGGGGTAATGACAAGATTTGCCACAGGAAAAGATTCTTACGGCATCTCTGATAGATCAGGGTTTCGATACCGTTTGCGTGAAATGCGCCGCGAATGGAACGGTTCTCTTGTCGGCCCTGATGAGTATGAGGCCAAGCACCCTCAACTTGACCCTCCAAAACATGTAACAGATCCAGAAGCAATTAGGAATGCACGCCCTGATAGAACGGAACCTGCTGTTGAGCAGCTTCTTGGGGTAAACCCATTTAAATCTGGATCATCTGGCTCTGCGGTAATTACAGTTCTGGAAAGAAACCATGGCAGATCTAGTGGAGATACTGTCAGGTTTAGGAAAGCTCTTGGCTTTGACGGATTCGCTGAATCCACTATAGAAAGTGCGTCTGGCTATACAATAACAGTCGTGGACACGAACAATTATACGTTTTCCGCAGCGTCAGGCACAGCAACGTCTGGTAGTCAAAGTGGCGGTGGAAAGAACGCTACGGCGGGGCCGGTAACGTTGGAGAATTAAATGGCGTTCACATTTGCACAGCTAAAGACTGCGATACAAGAATATACAGAAAACACGGAGACTACATTTGTGTCAAATGTAGATGATTTTATTCGTGCGGCAGAGGATCGAATCTTCTATCTCGTAGATCTAGAGTATTTTCGCAAAAACGCCACAAGTGCAGTTTCGCAGAATGATCCATTTTTGTCATTGCCGACAGACTTTTTAGCCTCTTTCTCGTTGTCGATAACAAACAGTAGCTCTAAGGAGTTCCTGTTGCAGAAAGATGTTAACTTTATTCAGGAGTTCAATCCCAACTCTGCTACTACTGGCACGCCAAGATATTACGCAAGATTTGATGTAGACAACCTGATCCTAGCTCCGACCCCGGACAGCAATTACGTTTGTGAGTTTCATTACTTCTACCGCCCAGCTTCACTTACAGCAGGAGCGGACAGTGGCACGACTTGGTTAAGCACCAACGCCCCAAATGCCTTGCTTTACGGCTCTCTGTACGAGGCGTATATTTACATGAAGGGTGAGCCGGACATGCTTCAAATGTATGACAAGCAGTTCACCGAGGCACTTTCGAGATTGAAAGATCTGGCAGAGGCAAGAGAAAACGCAGACGCCTATCGCAGGGGTTTGCCGGAACGGCCTCGGACATAAGGAGTAGAAGATGGCTACATCCAACGCAGCAACAAACTACCTAGAGCGGAGGTTGTTGCATTTCATATTCAAGAACAACTCTTTGAGTTTTTCTTCGCCGGGTGACAGCATCTATGTTGGTCTGGCAACTGCGGTATCTGCGGCAGAGACAGGTTCGGTAACGGAAGCTGACTTCACAAATTATGCGAGGGTGCAGGTTACGGCGTCTAACTGGACCACGATTGGCTCTGACTCTACCGACACACAGACAGCTACAAACGCAGCTAACATCGACTTCGCAGCGGCAGGAACTACTACTGCCGACACGATCACTCATGCGTTTATTGCCGACGCCTCGTCTGGCGGAAACATTTTGTTTGTCGGTGCGCTTGATGCCAGCAGAACGATTGACGATGGCGACATCTTCCGCATCAACGCAGGGAACCTCACGTTTGAGATAAAATAAAATGGCACTGGTACTCAAGGATCGCGTCAAAGAGACGACCACTACCACCGGCACTGGCACTTATACATTGGCCGGTGCCGTTACTGGTTTTGAAGCATTCTCGTCAGTTGGGAACAGCAACACGACGTATTATGCCTGCACGGATGGCACCGACTTTGAGGTTGGTATTGGCACATACACATCTAGTGGCACTACTCTAGCTCGTACAACGATTCTTCAGTCAAGCAACAGCGACAGTGCGGTTAGCTGGAGTTCCGGCACCAAGACAATCTTTTGCGCCCAGCCAGCAGAGAAGGCTGTGTTCCTCGATGCAAGCGGCAATATCATAGCGGCTAACGGCAGCGCACTCACCGCGCTGAACGCTAGTAACCTTGCCAGCGGCACTGTAGCCAACGCTAGACTGGACCAGCAGCTTCAAGATGTGGCTGGCCTTGCTGTTACAAACGGTAACTTCATCGTCGGAGACGGCAGCAACTTTGTAGCAGAGTCCGGCGCGACAGCCAGAACCAGTCTTGGCCTTGGTACAGCGGCGGTACTGGATACGGGCATATCCAACACAAACATCCCGAAGTTCACATCTGGTGTAGCGGATGACGACTTTCTTCGTGTTGACGGCACAGCCATTGAAGGTCGTTCTGCTGCTGAAGTTCTGTCAGATATTGGCGCACAAGCCAGTCTGACGTTTGGCATATCGAACACCAATGCGGTCAAGATCGACAGCAGTTCTGTTGCTGATGATGAATACGCTAGGTTTACGGCAAGCGGATTAGAAAGCCGATCAACTAGCGAGGTTCTGTCAGACATTGGCGGACAGGCCAGCCTTACTTTCGGCATCAGCAATACCAACGCGGTTAAGATTGATAGTGCATCTGTGGCAGACGATGAGTTCGCACGATTTACTGCAAACGGTCTTGAAAGCCGAAGCGCGTCGGAGGTTTTGTCAGATATTGGTGCAACAACAGCAGCCCTTGCTGCCGACGAGGCTACGGCCCTTGCAATTGCGCTGGGGTGATGGAGATTTAGATGGCTAATACATTCAAAGTAATTACACGGGATGTTGCACCTAATGCGTCTGGTACACCAGAGACTTTGTACACAGTGCAAACTGGTAGCACCGTTGTTGTTCTTGGCTTGACGCTTGCCAACGTCCATACATCGCAAGTGACCGGCACGGTGCAGCTTGTCAGCACTACGACACAGACAAGTCAAACGCAGAACACAACGGCGCACATTGTGAAGGACATACCGATACCCGTGGGTTCGACGGTAGAGATCATGGCGGGCAACAAGTTGATACTGAATGTTGGAGACATCATAAAGATAGACGCCTCTGTCGCGGACAAGGTTTCTGTCACCATGAGCTACATGGAGATCACCTAATGCCCTACATTGGTCAGCAGACAGCCGACAACTTTCAAAGCACGGTAGCGGTTCAACGATTCAACGGTGATGGCAGCGATACCACATTCACCCTGACCACCGCAGTATCATCTGTCCAAGATGTCCTCGTGTCTGTTGACGGTGTTGTCCAAGACACTGCAGCATACACCATTCCTGATGGCACTACGCTGACATTTACTGCTGCCCCGTCAAGTGGCACCGGCAATATCTTTGTGAATTACCTTGCACCGCAAGGCGCAACAAT